CGGAAGCCTTGATTATCCATCCTAGCAACTTAGACGCATAATTAGCAGAGGAAATATCACCGGAAAACTTTGCGATACAAGCTGTCAAAGTCCCTATAACATCAATCCCACCTTTAAAGTGAATTAATTTTTCGGCAGTATCTTCTACAACTTTACTTAAATACTTTGCATCCGCGACTTCTTCCGTAGATACCTTATGTAGTTTAAAATGATTCCTGCCATCCTCTTTAGAGATCGTTTCATCTTCAACCAAAAGATATAAACTCTTATCGCCTTTTACCGATATTGCCTGACCAAAATAGGGTACATAAGCCTCTGCATCTGTGTTACGTGCATATCTTAACGCATCTTCCATACTGTTCCAAGTATCAGTTGCATCGATGGGACGATCCGATGTCCTCCGATATTGGATCGCCAGACTAGCACCCGGTATATTTAAAGATGCTAAACCGGATAACAGGACATTAACTAAATTATCTTTATTCATTGTCATATAGTCTTAAAAGTAAATGTATCAGCGTCATTTGTCATAACAGATTTTATAACCCACATCTTATATGTAATCGCTTCACTACCGTTTGCTCCTTCTACCTTGATCTCGGAAGGTCCAGTACAAACGCCTGTATCCTCTATAAAATTACCCGGATAAGATGTCAATGTTAGTTCTTTTATCGTATCAGCCGGAATACAGATCACAAACATTTTCCACTGTCCTACAGGAAATTTATATATCCCTGCACCCTTATACAAGCCATTGGATAGTAACGAACGAACTTCCAATGAATTAGAAGGAATAGAGCTGCATACACCCGCAAACCATTTACGGAGTACATTAACACTAATCCTACTATTCAAAGTTATTTCGTCCAAATCATCACTCGCGGCAAAAACAGCCGTAGCGGTGTAGGTTTCTCCCTTCGTATAATTCCCTGTAAGACGACGTATTGCTGTTTGTGCTGCATTGACTTCCGAAGAGAACTCTAGTACATTCTCTTCGTTGTCATCATAATACGATTTAATCATAGCGCCGTTATCGTTGCGTGTTGCCGTATAAGTAAGTATACCCTTTGCCGATCCGTATTCTACATCGTTTGCTGTCGACAGCTTGCCTACAAGTGTAGCAGGAACAGGTTTATATAGCATTTTGCGAAATATTTGCTCATACCCCGTACCCTGCTTAAAGATAGCGCCCGGTGATATGTGCCCGGTCTGAGGCGCATTGACACGAATTTCTTTTGTTAATCCCGTATCGGAAACAGGACCGGAACTAGAAGAAGATTGAGAACCACCGCCGGAATTAAATATAGTAGTCCCGACGGGATAGTTCTTTGATCGTGGCAATGCAGGGATAGCCTTATTCTTTATTTGTATAGCCATTAGTTTGTATCATTTTACAAGTGAACTGTTCTGCCGCAAAATCTATTTCACCACCTGTAACGATGAAGTTTTTCCCATTCATATAATTGTCTGAGATCACAGATATAGGCGTAATAGATTCACTATTCTTTAATACCTGTGTTAACTTTATTTTGGTAGCTCCGTATTGGTTAATTATCCTTCTTATTAGTTGTTCTTCTGGACGTACTAAAGCGTTTTCGATGGATGAATAAAGATTATCCCTTAAATAGTCACTCCCTAACATTACCTTACTGTAACATGCTCCGTCATTATTGTAACTTGATATTTTAAATTCTATTTCATCAAGAGGATTAATATAGCTTTCATTCACTATATTCTCATAAATCCGATCCGAATTATTCTCTTCGATGTTATCATTATCTATAACCTTCTTTTTAAAATCTATTTTTATATCTTTTAAGAAAAAGCCATATCCGGACACTCCTTCCGGGAGCCATACCTTTTTTAAAATTTCAAATTCTAATTGTCCGAACAGATTAATATTGTTCGGAATCTCGATCACGTATCCGGTCAAACCTTCGTAGGGCATACTTAGAGTTTTAGTATTTTCGTTTTTTACCCATTCATCCGGCTTCTTTAATTTAAAGTCCAAATCAAAAGTCAAATCTAGTCCCGTCGGTTTTGTAGTGGATTTAACCCAACCATTATTAGTGTAGTAGTAGTCACCTACAATTAATCTACATGCTATCTCCGTGCCAAAGACACCACCAGAATTATATTTCTCGTACGATGTCATATTACTAGCATTCAATGGATGACTATATGACATACTGATACCGAAAGCTCCATCAAAATACTTAATTGGTTTATTATCTTGGAACTTTAACAGCGGCGATCCTGTTCCTAATTGTTTAACAGCCGTTATCTGCTGCTGATTCACCACCGAAGTATATTTATAATCCGATACTAATTTAAACTGATAAAGATATTCCCAATTATAATCAGAGATATTTGGTTTGCCGTCATTCACTTCGTACTCGCACCTCTTAGCACAATAACCGCCTAGAAAATATCGTGTAGGTTCGTCTATGTACACATTGGTTACGCTCTCGTCTACTAAATTACAATAAGGCTTATTATCATTGAGATTCTCATAGCGTGGGAGTTTAAACACCTTGCTCTTTAGATACTGCCTTGTTTCATAATACTGTTTATAATTATAGGTTTTCCTTTCAGCAAACGTACTCAACTTCTTAAATTCTTCCTCCGATATAATATCATTGTAACAATAATTACTACACTTTATTGTCGCTTTGTTATAACCGGGAAGAATATCAAGGAAGTGCTCTGAACCCGCAAAACCAATCTCGGAAACTTTGAATCGGTTAGGGGACTGCTGAGTAAAAGATGTCATATCAAGATTGTACTCGTGATATGTTCCTTTGTGGTCTACATCAACAAAATATAAATTTCCCAACCAATCTACACAGGTCCAATTCAAAAACTTGCAAGTTTCTTCTAAAACCTCTTTTAATGTCATCGCCTTGTCGTCCTCGTCAAAGAAGTTTTGTTCGCTGATCGTTAACTCCTTTAATATGTTTGATTCTTTATTATAACTAGATTGATCTTTAGCGTACACATGAGGAATAAAGACGGAGGAATAACACCCGCGAGACTCAGATATGAACATTTTTAATAACTCCCAGATGCTTATAAAACTTCTAGTATCACTCCTACCCTGTTTATAATTGATATATTCTAGCGTACCCATTGCAGAAATACAGTCTATTTCTAGCTCGAATTTGGTAGATGTATAATCCTGCGTATAAAGTTCCGGTTTTACAAATCCCGTCCAAACGATTTCATTTTCACGTTTAAAATTCACCCTATACTGTTGATACCCGGTAGAATATAAACTTTGCAAATAATCACCACCCACAACACGAATCACCGCTTTTGAGAATCGAGTAGGAACATACAAGAAATCTTCGTCCTCAATCGAAACAGAGAAAGGAGAACTACCACTACCGACCAACTCAACAGAATCGCCCGTATAGTTTTCCTTTTGTATTTCAATCAAATAAGAAACTTCCTTTCGAGATTTGAAAGGAAGTGTGTATATTGTACCGTAGTTTACCATAGTCTTTTACCAGTTTTCTTGATGTGATTATGTAATGCTAAAAATATGCGATCTCCTTTTATTTCAACATCGCTATATAAGCGAATATCATCGTTTCCACTCGGTGCTATTTTCTGCGATAGCGAACCGTATAAACCCGAATTAAGCATACGAAACAGATTACTTTGCTGCGACCCGTTCAATATCATTTCGCCGCTATTCAATAAAGCCGGAACTTTATCGCCTGTAAATGATGTGCCCGGAACAATACCACCCGTTGCATACTTCGGCATACTTGACATAGCGGCAATAATAGCAGCAACACCCGCCAAACCTAGAGCAATACCGACAAAGGGTATTCCTGCGTGAGCTTTTAAAACCTCACCGGATGCTGCCGCCGTGTTTGCTATTGCGCTTTTTTGAGCCGTTGCCGCTTCTACTTCATTTGCAGAAGCCATTTCAAGTATCTTCGGAATAGCTTGCCCGACAGTTGACAGAAAGCTAACTCCCCACTGTAGGACGGAAGCCGTATTATCATCGAATAGACCCGACATACTCCCAACGACTCCACTAATATTTGCAAGCGATTCGGCATACTCTTGATTCAAGTCTATATCCTCTTTTTTAAAGAGTGGATCGTGTTTAGGTAACTTGAAATCTTTTCCGTTCTTCCCATGTGTTGGAACTTTATCGTATGTAGGCTTAACGGGAATTGGCAAAGCACCGTCCTTCATTTCACCGTGAGCGATTTTAAATGCCTCCTGATCGACTACAAATTTTAGATTAATCTTTTTTTGCTCTAGCTCATTTATTGTTGCTTGAATCGTTGCACGCGCTTGCATGTCGGTTTCAGCAATCAGTTTTTTGTTTTGTGCTGCCAACTGAATATTTATCGCTTCAATACTATTGCCGCTTTCCTCTATTTGCAATTTTATTTTTTTTCGTTCTAGTTCGTTGATAGTAGCTTTAATTGTCGATTTTATTTGTACATCAGTCTCGGAAATAAGTTTTTTATTTAACTCTGAGATTTTAGTATCATACCACGCAATGGAATCTACTTTGGGAGTTTCTTTAGGAGTTGAACCTTTTAAACCATTTTGTAGCTCTAAAGTACGTTTATCGAAATCGTACATACGTTTCTTTAGATCATACGTATACTCGTAATTTTTTGTCATTTCTATTCGATTAGCATCATTGTCCTGATTGAGAAAATTCTGCTTTTCGAGTTCTGCGTTCTGCTGAATAAATATTCTTTTTTGTGTTTCTAAATCTTGAAGTTTTTGCCGCATTTGCATTTTAGTTTCTCCGGTAAATTCATTAGTATCACCTTTTGTGGAGTTGATTTTGCCTCGCATTAGATTCATTTGCTTATCATACTCTGATAGTTGCTTTTGATAAGCAGTAAGAGCACTTTTCTCCTTTCTTGTTGAAAAGTCATTATTATTAATAGATATATATTTATGTATATCATCAATATTGAAATCTTTGCGTCCTGTTCTAGTATTCAAAGATTGTATCAATTCTTTTTCGGCACCTGATAACGTATCGTCTACATCTACTTTAAAATTATCTTTTAAAGATTGGAGACTTTTAAAAGCGCTTTCGCGTTCTTTACGACTTTTTGTAGTATCTCTAATTATTGATTCAAATTTGGTAAACTCAGCTTCAAACACCTTGTTATTAAATCCCATAGATAACTTAGCATCGGCTAATGAATCACGCAAGGCAGATAGATTCTTCATATTAGAGATGGTGCTTAATATACCATTATTAAAAGCTTCGAAACTTCCAGACGATAATGATTGAAAGAATATATCAACAGTTCCTTTGCAAGCATTTAGAGTATTATCAAATTCATCACTGGTTGATTGAGTGGAACGAATTACTTTCATGAAAGACTCACCCGCCCCCATGGCTAGTCCCACTCCAGCAGCAAATTTAGCTATTCCAGCCCCGGCAGATTTAGCCATATTGCTAATATCACCCTGAAAGCGATTTACACTACCTTTTGACTTTTCCAAATTCGCGTCGAAGTCATTCGTTTTAAGTAATAGTCGTGTTACTATATCAGACATCTTTATTCGTGTTTAATTGTGATTCAAATGCTTTCGCTTTAGCTCTAAGCCGTTTCATATCCTCGTTAGTTACGCTAGTATCTTTCTTCTCTTCTTCATCCCACGGGAAGCGGAGTATGTCGGTTTGCTTTAGTGTCTTTGTGCTATTCGATTGTGCTATAATGTAGCCTAGCAATCTAGTTTGCTCCCATGACTCGCGATTGCGTCGATTCAATCCGTCTAGAAACGATTCGACCTCGATAAAGCTCATTTTATCGAGGAAGTAATCAGGAGCGATACCGCCCTCTCCGACAACACGCGAATAGAGTTCGCGGATACTTACTGCTTTTTCTTCCGCGTCGTCACCTTCTTTTTTTTTACGTCATTTCCTGCCGACTGCGAACGTAGTTTAATCTCGTCCAAAAGAAGCGTCTTAAACTGATTGAATAATGTCAGATCGCTTTCGCACGAATCTATAAACTCGTCAAATTCTATTGTGAACGATTCGTTATTTGCAAGTAGGAACGAATAAAACAAAAGAAATTCGTCTATCATTTTACCGAATTGGAACGGATAGCCGGATAGATTTTCAAAGATGAAGAACGCCCGAAGCGAGTATTTCAGTATAAATTCTTTCCCGTTAATTGATATTGTTTTCATTGAGAATAGTTTTAGAGCGGCAAAACGCCGCCCATGATTACTTACTAGCAGGTACGGTAGTTTCTTTTTTAAGCGGTCCCGTACCTTCAAAGGAAATTGAGAAAGTCGCTTTATCTCCATCTGGCGCATTCGCTTCTAAAGAAGTAATAACCGCCTTACCAGTGTAGGAACCGGGTGCAAGCGTCCACCCTGCTACAGGCATTTCGTTTTCATTCGCATTAGCTACAATGCCAAAATTCAGTGTAATAGGTTTATGCGCAATAAACAAGGCAAACAACTTGTCGTAGCTATTCGCGTCAGCGTCAGCACTAAACAAGTTATCACTCGAAGCGTTCCAAGACAGCTTTTTAATGTCCTTTTCCGTCCAAATGCCGGAGTCCTTACTTTGCGTGTCGATAGTTTCAGCCGACAAACCTAGTTTACAGGAAGTCGCTAAGGCTAACGCTTTACTCTCTGCGAATAGCATCATGTCCTTTCCTAATGCTGCTTTTGCTTTACTCATAATTTTAATCGTGTTTTATTAGTTACTCATTCTGTTTTAAAAGAAAATACGAGGCGTTGAATAAAAGTATCTTCAATAAAATCTTCGTCCGCACTCATTAACTTTGCGTCAATCACATCGAAACTGTCGTAGCTTCCTCGCTTATTCTCTAATGCCTTGCGCACTTCCTCCGCGATAGTAATAGAGTTCAGATAATTGTCGCTAGCTACAACGACCTCAACCGAAACAGTATCCCCGGTCCCGTAACGATCTTTTGTATACTCCGGTACTAGAGAGCTACGTTTGTAGATTACGAACGGAAAAGATGTTTCCGTTTTGGTTGAGATCGCATAGATTTTATCAGTAACCAACTTTGCCAACTCCGTAGAATCGCTTAGTCTCTTATATACGTGTGCGCCTATTGATAAACTCATTTCTTTTTATTTACTACTTTCATTATAGAATCAATAATATTTTTCTCTAGTGAGTTTTCCGCTTCCTTCTGTTTCGATTTAACCGCGTTGGAAAAGAAGTGAGAAGCATTTATAGTACCTCTATAAGCTGCTTTTTTGGTAACGCGCTTTTTATTAGTCCAGAAACTTCTAGTACTAGATTCTTTCGTAAATCGTTCCTTCGTTCCAGATTCGAACCATTTTAGCATATAAGCGCGCGATCCTTTTTTTCTCCGGTCTAATAGATCAACACGCGCACCGGACGCATTACGGTAAACAGCTATGTTTATTTCGTTCTTTAGCGGTTTAAAAGACACGCCATTTTTAGTACTCCCAAACTCCGCATCCGTAACGGCAGAAACTAAATTCTCTTGCGCCTGTTTACGGATGATAAGAATAGATTTTCTTAATGCCGATTTGATCGCTTTCTTTGCTTCATCGTCATTTAAACGGTCTAGCAATTCGTTTACCTTTTTTGCGTCCACTTCGACGCGATATAAGTTCCGTCCGGTGTAGTTGTCATTACTCATTGATTACCTCCGCTTCTATAACCGTTGCCTGTTGCTTCCGGTCGTGATTGATAGATAAAATCTTATATTTCTGCCCGTCGTATTCGATCCGCATTTTAGCGTTAATCTCTTTACAAATACGGATCATTATCGTATTTACGGTCGTATTATAGATTTCGCCGTTAGCCTCCTTTCGTGCACCAGACTTAAAACGGATATACGCACGCTTATCGAATACTTTCACCCAACTTTCAGATGTACCGCCCAAGTTATCGCGTTTTGACTCGCTACGGTAAAAAGCGATCATTTCGTTTAATAACCCCGCTTGCATTATGTGTACCGTTTTAAAGGTTGCAACAATAGTTCTACATGTCCCGGAATAACTTGCGGAGTAGCAAATGTTACCGATTCGCGATTTGCGTAGTAATTAGCTATAAGTATGCGGATCGCGTGCCAGATACGACGGTCTATTTTTCCATCCTTTACAAAACCTTCCAACGGAGCGTTTAAATACGCCTCTATTACAAGTTGAACAGGTTCAATAAGTTCGGTTATATATGTATCGTCCGTATCAAAATCAACATTTAAATGTTGTTTGAGTTCTTCGAGTGTTACGTATTGTGGCATAATTATAAGTATGAAAAAAGGCTAAGGCTATGAAGCCAAAGCCTTTTCGTTTTTAAGTAGTTAGTAGTGTGTTATGCTTTTGCAACTTTTGCAACCGCTTTCTTCTTCGCGATTGCGAATGCCTCTGGGCGAGCTACAACAATGTCATACTTTGAGTTTAGCGTAAACTTCGTTTCGTTAGTGTCTGCTAGAGTCACATCGTCAATAGTCATTCGAATTTTTCCCCATTGACCGATACCAACGTTCGAAAAGACACCGAAGCCGAGTTCATCCGCACCCATGTAATTAGTCATGTACACCGGATAGCCATTCATCATCCCGTCTTTAAGAACCATTTCGGGAGAACCTTTTTCAATACGTGTAGTTTTTAATTTACCGCACATTTTCGGACTGCAAATATATGCTGCCGTTCCGTCAGTAACATCTACGTTTTCATCCATTACTGCGGTTTCTAGCGCTACAACGTCCTCGAATGTGGGAGCAACTTCATACTCCACTGTCGGAGAATCTTTCACAAACACACCTTTTGAGGCAAGTCCCTGCTTTTCTCCGGCAAACATAATCTTATTCAATGTACGAGCAGTTGACAAAGACAATTGTTTAACGGTGACATCAAACAAAGCATCGTTTGTCTGATCAATTGCGTCGTTAGACAATGGGATAGAAATACCCAAACGCCACGGATGCGCCTTTAAATTACCAATATCCAGTTTTGTCGGATTTATTTTGGTGTTCTCGCCTTCAATTGTAGCTTCTACAGCCGCCAATGTTGGAAACATCAATTCGCCAATCAAGCCGTATTGCATCTTAATACCCAACTTATTAATGATAAGCCCCTTTTCAAGCGGTTCGATAATATCACCGATTGTTGTCGGGATCATCGGAGCGGCATCGGTTGAACTTGTTCTCACAGGATCACCCTCCGCACGCATAGAGAAATTAAGTCCCTTTGCATCAGCAAAATTCCCGTATTCTTCCAAAGAACGATGATTACAAACGTCATATAAAGCCTTTGCAAAGATAGCTCTTTTGTTTTCCGGCAAAATTGCAGATTTGCTACTTTCCAGACTTCTAAGAGTCTCGTCAATAACGATCTGATTTTTACGAGTCATTAACTCGTTGAATTTAGTCTGCTCTTCGTCTGTCAGACTTCTTTTTTCTGTTTTTGCTTGTGATAACAGATTTCTCATTTGCTCTTTAAGCAGAGCTACTTCTTCTAGTTTTGTCATGTCAAATAAATTTTTCTAAGTTTTCTATTTCGGATAAATAATCACTATTTGTGTCACCATTAAGAAGCTGTTCTATATTTTCAAGGCTTCTAACTGTTACATCTGTACCAAAAAAGGCAGGGTCTGAAACAGGGGAAATATCAGATATATAATCAATCTTATGCACTGTACGCAACAGCATCCCATCTTTCATTGTATATGAAACTTTACTTTTATCCTTATCATCAGTGTAATAAGCGAAAGACGATCCGAATATGTCTCCCCGTTTTATCATTTCATAAGCAAAATTCCCGTCGCTAGTACATGGAGCCTCGAATCGGTACTTTAAGCCATATTCATCAAAATTTAATTCGAGTGATCCCGAACCATAACGGCATCTAGCCAAAAGCCTACGTTTATCGTGTTCTAGTACCGCCTTTATATCACATCGGGCTATAAGTTCTTCGGTTGCTGCACCATGTTCGATAACCTCAATAAAAAAGCGTTTCCTTTCCTCATCATACATCACACGACTTTCTTTCCCAAAAACAACAGCGTACCCCTCAATAACTCTACCCTCCGATAATTTAGGCGCGCCTAGCTCTGTAAAACTCCTTATTTCCATTGCTTTTTACTCTATGTTTTTTTTGTTTGTTTTTGGTAGCTCGTCTTTTTCGCTACTAATCTCACCCTTAATCTTAGGAGAGTCTATCGGAGCAACATTACAGGACATAAACGCAATGTCACCGCCATTTATAGGCGCTTTATCTTCACGGCTTACACGCCATTCGTTCACCGTTGACACGCCGTATTGTATCTCCTTCTCCATACAAGCTGTTTGTGTGGCTATATCTGTTTTATACAAGGCTTTACGGTCAAATTCTATTTTATAAATACCAGAGACAGTTCTAGGTATCAACTTAGCATTAAATTCAGCCTCAATACGACACAATATAGGATCGAGCGTGTCAGACAAGAAAGCAACTTGACTCATTTCAGAAGCCTTGTAATTAGTAGATTGTCCGGCAAACACCTTATCTGGATGAACACCATAAAAACGGCAAATATCGAATACGGAAAACTTTTTAGTTTCTAGTAGCTGAGCGTCAGCCGGAGTTATTGAAAGTTGTGTAAAAGTCATGTCCTCGCTCACGGAAGTTATATCCCTTCCGCTATTAAAGTCTTTTTCCACTCGGTCCGCTACGTCAGAAGTCTGTTTATCGCCAACAGAAGAAAGTCCCTTTCCCCCACCTTTAACACCAGAAATAATACCTTTAATCTTACTCCCATTCTGAAAAGTACGCAAACTCTGATTATCAGCGCTAGCAGAAACAGAAAGTACCGTACTTGCATACGTGATCGTACTAACACCTGTATACCCACCATCGAGACTCTTATTTTTCAGATGGATAATACTTTCAGCCGGATAAGTACCATATATCTTATTTATTACATCACAAATAGTATATTCGTCCCTGTATATATCGTATGTAACAGAATTATTTGAGCAAAGTATTAATTCTGCCGTATCTCCGAACATTCTCTTGATGAAAATATATGAATTACCACGATTAACCATTTGAATAATTGCATTACATATTAAGTCGTAACTATTCATGCGCTTATTCGGTTTTTTAGTCAGCAGATAATGCAACTCGTTTTCGGTATCTACCTTGTAGTTTCCGGCATCTTCTTTACGTTTGATATATAGCGGCAGAGAAGCAATAGTACCAGAAAGAATATCAGTACATCTAAACGCGGTCGATAACCGCATAGCCTGTTCGGGAGACTTTACCGAAACAGGTTGTTCCCTAGCTGTTTTGTCTCTAACTTCTACTATTTTTTCCTCTTCGGGCGGCATAGATCGTCTTTCTTCTCTGTTGCGTCCTATTCTTAAATTAAGTTCAAATGCCATAGTCTTATCGTGTTACTCAGTATAATTATTGAATAAATGAAATGTCATTAGGTTTGTTATCGTCGAATCAATCTTTGCGTTATGTGTTTTCTTGACTGGCTTCTTATTCATGTTCCTATCTTCGTCTAGTACCGCATTTGAGAAGCAGTACGGCGTGATTGGGTTCGGATCGAATGTGAGTTTATTCCGATACAAAGCTAGTTCAAACGATTCTATCGGACTCGTAAACGTCCCGTATGTCTGTTTGACAGGCTTAATATATTCGCTTGCACTACCAACCGAATAAGAAAGTAGATTCACAAATTCAGCCGATTTATACGGATCATAACCGATACCCATAATTTGCAAATACTTCGCCCGTGATAATATATCGTTTACTATTTGCTGATAGTCGATAATATCGCCATCGCAAAGAATCAAATACCCTGCTTCCGCCCAACCTTCGTAGAGTTCCCGATTCGGATGATCCTTTAAAGCTCCTTTCGGAAAATAGTAATCCGTATACGAATGAAAAGAGCCACTTTCTTTCGAATAGATATTATAGGTAACCGTAGAAAAGTCGTCTCGAACGGATAAATCAACCGCCGCCATCGTAAGCGGATAAGTACCGATATTCTCTATTCTAATACCTTTGAATCGTTCTTCGATCTGCTTCGCCTCGATCCATTTCGTTGTCGAATCAACTGCAAACACATTAAGTAACTTCGTCCGAAACTCCAATGCGTCCGGCGCACTGTACAAAGCCTTTTGATAGGCGTCTATATAAAAATCCTCGTAAACAGTTATACCCATGTGTGGCTGAACCTTTCGCCATGTCGCCGGGTCCCCTTCTTCGTCGTCTATGTCCGGTTCAAAGATGTGCGCAAATATTGAATCATTTTCAATCTCATCGCGTAGGATCGCTTTGTACATTTTGAGCATTTCGACGAATGGAGCCGTTTCTTTATCGGATGCGGTCGTAATTACTACGGTTAAAGGGTTGAGCCGTGCGCCCATTGAGGAAGTTAATACATTCTTCAACGCGGCGCTATCGGCTTGTGAGTACTCGTCTACTATCACCATGCTTGCGTTTAATCCATCGAGTTTGTCGGGATTGGAAGCCAAGCAACGGGCAAAAGATGTTTTTCCCTTTATGCGGTTATATATGATTTCTCGATTGATCTTAAAATGTCTAAACTTAGGATCAAGCGATTTTAAGATATTACGTATTTCATCAAAGCAAACTTTCGCTTGATTGTATGAGTTGGCAGCAACGTATGTTTGTGCGTTCGCATCACCAAACAACAAATCGTTAATCGAAAGACTCGCTACGCTTGTTGTCTTACTGAATTTACGCGGAACGAATAAAAGAGCCTCACGAATTAAGCGTTTGTTTGTGCCGGGCTTATAAAACGCTAAAATGTTAGAGAACTGAAACACCTGTATCGGAGTCAGTTTGTATCTAGTCTTTCCCTTTGTGCCGGAGAACTTCAAACGCTCGTAAAACGTGACGAATTTCTTAACTTCCTTGATGCGAAATTCGTATTTATCGAGGAATGAAAAGAAGCGACGAACGGCTAGTAACTCATAAAGATTGTGCGCGTATGGATTATTAATGCAGCCCTTTATATACACGTTTAATCTTTCGTCCGCCTTACCTAGCTTATACGAATCAACGTCGATATTATGCAGATCGGAGATAACCGACTGCTTTAATGCTATCAGTTTGTCTCTAGTCTCCTTCTCCATCGCGATCTATCTTGTCTACCTCGTTTATTAAGTCGTTTACCTCGTCATCGTCAGACGCGGACAAAGTTTGTAGTGTCAAGCCAAGTTCCCGCAACTGTTTGCGAGTAACTTCGAGCGCATCAAATAAAACTTTGAAAGCCGGATGCGCCACGAGCTTCTTATTTCCTTCGCGAGAAACTTCCGTAACAAACGAACGTTTCTTCTTTGCTATGTCATTGAGAGCGATCTTAAACGCAATGTAAGAACCTGCACAAAGAGTTATACACAAATCCAAATCAGATGTGTATGTTCCTTGCGAGTTCATCGCGGCGCGAATCTTTTCTTTTATATCGTCTAAATCACTCATTTTTATATGCGTTTTTGCATATATGAAAAGATCGCAAGTATTTGGTAGCGCGGAAGTTCGAGAAGAAAAGCTCACCCCCAACGAGCACCCCCTCATTTCAAAAATTGCTCGCGCGTGTAAAAACAGGGTGAGGTGGGTTTCGTGTATAACGTTAAAAAAGAAAAAAACACCCCCCGCTTTTTCGCTTAAAAAAAGTTGATCCATTTTAGTTTGAAATATTAAATTGAAATATTTATCTTTATCCCCCAAAGACATATATACCATGAGAAATTTACTAATAATAGGGAATGGATTTGACATAGATTTAGGATTAAAAACTAAATATTCCGATTTCATAGAAAGCAACTGTTTTGATGAAAATAAAAACAATTTATTCAAGAGTATATACCGATCATATAAAAATATGAATTGGATAGACTTAGAAAATGAATTAAAAAAGTATGTTACGGGAGTTGATAGACAAAATATTACAGATGAGTTTAACGACTTACGCAATTCATTATGTGATTACTTAACTCAAATAGAGTATAATAAGATAAATCATGAATCAACTGCATTTAAGTTATTTAAAATAATAGCTAACGATGTCAATAATCCATATAAAATATACACATATAATTACACGGACTTAATAGAAATAACTCAATTATCTAGCACCAATATTAGCTCATTGAAATGTAAGAATCTCATTGAGTATGTACATGGAAAGATTAGTGACAAATCAATAATATTAGGCTTTGAAGATAAAGCCAATATTCTATCTAAATATTTTTTCATGATAAAATCTTTTAGCCCATATTATAATTCTCATAATATCCAATATGATTTAGAAGAAGCCAAAAACATTATCTTTTTCGGACACTCATTAGGAAACACGGATTATCATTATTTTGAAAAGTTTTTTCAAGAGCAATCTAACGCTTCATTAACTAGAAACGGTATGAAAAATATTACTATATTCACTTATAATGATGTGGCTAGAATCAGTATACTTGCGCAACTAAGAGAAATGAATGATAAAAGAACCGATCTATTATATAATTTAAATAAACTAGAAATCTTATGCACAGGCGAAGAAAGGGATCAAACAAGAATTAATGACTTTCTCGAAAGTTTAAAAATGGATCAAGAGAAATATAAGGCAGGATTAGAATATCTTTCATCATTATAAATACAAAAATGAAGTTGTGTCAAAACTCTGGCACAACCTCATTTTTATCTTAGAGAAACTTATCAACAAACCGTTCCGTTTCCCTCCGATTATTCGCCTGTATCGCCTCCTTCGAGTGACTGAAAGCACACCGATGTATCTCGGAGTGGCACGCATGACAAAGGCTCTGCAAATTGTTATAATCAAACATTAGCTGCCTCATTCCGAGTTCATGCGGTACGGATTCAACAGGTGTCTTGTGATGTACTTCCGTTGCGAGTGTGCTTAGATCGTTCGCCTCGCACACTTCACAAATCGGATTGTTTCGTAGTTTCTCGGCTCGAAGCTGTTTCCATCGAACCGAGTTAATCATCTTAATGTAATGCGGGTTTCTACTCATAGCGCTTCGATCCGGTCTAGTCCGTTAATAAGTAACCTAATCCGTGCACAATCTCCATCGCATCGAGTCGATTGCGTTTCTTGTTTATGTATCCGACTCGCACAACCTTTGCAATTCTTTGACGGGCACATTTGTTTATACACTTCGATAGCTTGCCGCCTCGTTTCCTCTCTCTGTATCCGTGCCGCTTCGATTGCGACTTTTCGGATTAAGCCACGCGAGCGAATGCGCTCGTTTGTGGCTTGTTCGATATACTGCTTTACTTTACTCATTTCACCGTGTTGTTTTTAGGTTTGTAATTCCACCCGTTTAATTCGTATACTTTACGCTTCGCTTCTTCTTGCGTTATCGCATCGTCTATCTTCGTCGCTGATCCGTCCGGCTCTCTCTGATAAATACTAAAGTGACGGAAGCGAGGCGAATAATAGTACTTTGGTTCATTCTGTGTTTGATTCATTTCTATTCTGTTTTACTCTAATTGTTATTAAAATACTCACTACAAACAAACCCCTTTCGTGGGGCGAAGTTTTTAAACTCGCAACTTCTAAAAATCCACTTCTTATCAGCCCATCCGGCTAAATCCTTTTGCCACTGCGGTATGATTTGATAAGGATTATTTAAGTCTCTGTAAGGCTGACAATGCGGCAAGAACCGACCGCCTTTGCTCTTCCAATAATTGACACGCTCAAACGATTCTTTAAAGTCGCTAAGCAGGATACAATAAAAGAAGTATTCGCCTTTGTATCCGTACTTGTCAATCAAAGCCGTGGCACGCTCACATTCAGCAATCTGTCCCGGTGTGTCACAGCCGAACCGTATGCGCTTCATCCACTTTAATCTTGCCAGTAACTGGGCGATGTCGTCTGTTACCAAGCGAGCATCTAAGCCCTGATTGAAGTCTACACGCAGTCCTAGACGGATAATTTTCTCAATCTGCTGTAAACCGTAATCGGATGCAAGTACATTGTTATCCATAAGGATTATGTTTTTGCGACCATTGACAGCTATCTCTTCAATATCCATGTATGGGGTAATCTTGCCTTCTTTAGCAGGAACTACACACCATTTGCATTTGTTAGGGCAACCCCTTGTCAAAAAGCCATAAGCCAAATTCTTATCAACATTATACAGATTGTAATCAGGAATCATTCTATCAATTTCCGGTAGAAGAACCTTACTTATGTCATATCCTGTACCGCCTTTCTCGACTTGATCGGCATTGATGTAATAGCCGTAATCCAGCGTAAAGCTAAATACTTTTGCAATGTAAACCTTATCATAAGAACAAAGGGGATTATACCATTCCACATTGTCTCCACGTGCTTTATGATAGCTGCTTATCTTCATAAGCGCGAGATTGGGAAAATTACTATCAACTGCTAATATTCCGATGTTCATTGCTCTTTTCTCAATCATTAATAAATTCATCGTCATTCTCCCCTACTTCACTTTTCACAGGCTTCTTCACTGGAACGCGGATCGCCTTTTCTGTAAACTTACTCGATAGATACTGTTTCGCTTCGATCCAACTTGAAAAGTGCAAATCTGGATCAGTGTAAAGTGACAGGATCGTTTCGTTTAGTTTGTCGAGTGCTCCGTATGAGCTTGAATTTATCGTGCCGTCTAAAGGTGAAAACTTGGCAACTAAGCCGTTATAATTCTCTGAAACAAACCGATCTATATACTTTCGGTTTCGTTCATTTGCTTCGGTCCGCTCTGCGGGAACGTCGTGCAAATAATTTGTGTTTGATAGTTTTCTAATCATATTAAAATCCTTCTAATCGTTTTTGTCCGTGCATTTCGTCCACCTTGTACTGTGGTAGTTTCCGTTTTGGTTTTACATACTCGAAATGTCGTTCTGCTTCTGATAGATCATAGAACATTTCTTTGATTTCGTCCGGTAATACTTCTTCTTCGTCATCATCGGGCATCGGATCAGCAACCCGGAGAAAGCAGCCTAAAATGTACTGCATGATTTCGTATGTACTCTTGAAATGGTAGTCGGTTTTGATCTTGTCTAGTCGCCGCCATTGGTCCAGATCGACGCGAACCGGAATTTTCTTGAAATAGACGAATTTCTTTTTTCTTCTTCGCATAGTTTCTTTATTTTAATTATCTTCTACTAGCTCCATTCAAGTCCAAAACGTTGAACATCTCGTTTATTCGGTCCGCGATATACGCGCCGTAAATAGTCTGTATTTCCTTGATCGTTAGATTTGTCGTTACATGGGTTATCGCTTCATGTCTCAACTCGTACCGACATTGGAAAATATACTGCATCACGTTCAACTCAGTGCCGAAATACTTCGCCGGGATTGGTTCTCGTCCTAGTTCATCGAAACAAATCATTCGCGGCGCACCGTTGTTGTACGTGTACAACTCTAGCGCATCCTTTCCACGCATTGAAAAGCTATTCGCAATGAAGGAAGCCGAGTCTATCCTAAAACCGCCGACTGGATAACCGCCCTTCGCTTTGCCACGTGTGAAATACCCGTATCGGTTTAAAATCTGCATGATAGTACTTTTCCCGGTCCCAATGTCACCCCTCAACAATAGCCCTTTGTTTGTATCTAATTTACCACGTCCTTCTGTATACAAAAAGAGTTGATTCATTAGGTTCTTATTGGAGTCGTCAATCTTAAAATCGGGACAAACATACTCGCAGCAGGCTTTAAACCATTCCGGGCGTTTCCCTATTTCTATCGGCTCATCATAATACGGTAGTCCGTATGATAGTATCGCCGCTATCGGTAGAGTTTGTTTGCTTCTTGTTTCCATATTCATTTTTATTGTTTTTCAGTTCAAAGAATCCCGCCCAATTATTTGCAATCGCTTCATTTATGATTTGAGATGCAATCGCCGGATTATCTTTGCTCAATTTCACTAATTTGCTGTAACACGCTTTAAGCGACTTTTCCGATTTGTAATTTTCCCGTCTGTCTTTTTTGTATTCAAGCCAAAGAATAAACGTCTCTAAAAACTCGTTAGATATAAAATCAAAATCTCCATGAGAGACTTTAGAGAGTATATTTTCGTTTGGTTTCTGTTTTAGTTTATTATAGTCTGTACTATTGGTAGTACTATTGGTTGTCTTATCTCCCCTCTTATCGGTTGGTTTATCGGGCGTATTATCTACCGTATTATTTACGGTAGTCATTACGGTAGTTTTAAACTCCTTCACAAAAGAATAGGAACTAACAACACGTCTACTTTTACCAGATTTATAATAAATCAATCCTGCATTTATCAAAGACTCGCGAGCTTTTACAAGTGTTCTCTCGTTCACGTTAAGCGCAAAACAAAGTTCAATGTTCGAGCAATCGAAAACGTCCCTCCAATCTTCGCCGTTACAAATAGCCACTAATTCGTAAAATAGGGCTTGTTCGGTGGCGGTAAATCTGAAACGTCGTCTCGCTTTTCTCATCTTCTCAGTTAGCGTATATCCGTCTATATTCATCACACTTATTAAGTCTATCGCGCTACATAATAACTACAAATCCTTATCCCTATGGACCGCCCCACTTTAAGGACGGAGCAATAACAAATAAAATTCTTCTCTTCTCCGCCATTCCGACACGTCCGGCAATCGCTTTTTTGTACCTGTGTTGTTTTCTTTGCCATTTTATACCTCCTTTATTCTGATTCCATGAACGTAAAGCATGAGCTTCCGTTTGATTATATACTCCTTTGTTCGAACTCCTTTCGTATCCTCAACGACATACTCGCCATCTCGATAATAAACGAAGTCCGCGATATAGTAAACGCCTCGTTCTAGAAGTTCCTTTTTACGCAGCATCTTCCGCACTCCCTGCACTTCATAGAAACGATATTGAGGCGAAATAAGCTCGTATTTTACTTGCTCTTGCAATCCGGTTATAATCCCCTTCTTTTCGAGTAGTTTCAACTCCTTAGCGCGCCGATACTCCTTTTTAGAGTCGTATCCCTCTATCTTTACATTGTTATACTTTGCCATGTCTTTATTTTGGTTTGTGAATGTGGATAAGCTCGGATTTGAACCGAGATTTGTCGCAGACCGCTTGCGAACGTCCGTCACGATCGGAACCAATTCCACGCACTAGGGTGGAGCGTTTACCAATTCCGCCACTTATCCGATTTGCCGGGACTTTCACCCGGCTTATTATTAGAATTTAAGAGAATCAGCCGCAAGGGAATCACATTTGTATACATGGTATCCATTGCCCGAAATACTTCTTAAAAAATAGACATTGCCTTTGGCATCTTTAACCAAATGGTTATTTAATCCATTCCGATCACACGAGAACAGGCAAAGAGCCATTAAAACAAACAGAATCTTTCTCATTTACTTTCTCCCTCCTTTACTCCATATGGGTAGACATCTACAATCGCCGTTTCTTTCAACGAAATCGAAGAATAATCCGCCATCGTTCCTTTCATACCTTCGTCGAGTTTCTTCATTGCGTCGTGGATGTCTGCGGCTTGTACCAGAACATTCGTATAAGTCCGCTTTTCTTTGCCGATTACTTCGTCCACCGTAATAAAAGCGAGTCGTCCGGCATACCATTTATCGGCAGAATCTTCTTCGCTCGTAAATATCTCGCTATAATGTGCGCGGGAAATGTCGGACACTGTAAACTCACCGGAGATAAACGGAGTCATTTCTTCGGTTATTCGCGCTTCTGCTTCGGTAAAACTCAGCGCATCGACTAAATACGGTTCTGTTACTTTCTTTTGCATTCCGTTTTCCATTACTTTTTCGTAACGGATTTTTGTTAAAAACCAAGTGTGCATCATAAATTCATTTCTTTAATTAGTTCGATTAAACCCTCATAAGGGATATTATATTTATCTGCGAATTTTATTTTGTCTATAATCTTTTGCTCTAATGTGCTGGTTTCTGACAACGAACATGTTAGGCACCCATGAGACATTTTATATTTTCTATAACTCTAGATTTACTCATTAATTTCGTGTTTATTAAAGTGTTTATAAAAAATGTGATTAATCGTGTTGTGTTAGTGTTGTGACGGTTATTTCTTTGTCAGTTTGCGTATTTCTTTCCGTAGCTTATAAATCTGATTTTTGATCGGTACGCTGTTTTTCGCATCCGGCTTTAACGCTTCGATCTGTATCTTTAATTCTAGGACCGATTTTGCCTTATCGACACAATCAAGTAAATCCAGACCGGAACGAATAGATTCGTCTATCATTTCACTAGCTAACCGGATACGGTCATAGAGTTTCTTTATATTCTCCACATGATCGGCGCGATTCATTTCAAGTATCCGACCGTCGTTCACGTAGCCATCATAAATGACATAATACAACTTATCTACGTCCGTGCGACCGAGGAAATGACCGAGGAACTGCCAATAATATTCGTCTTTTTCGTCGATGGTATTCCCGAATTGTAAAGATTCGATTTTACCCTGCGACATCGGGCATTTGATTTCGCCTAGAGCGATAACTTTCCCGTCGAATCCATACACATAGAAGTCGGGTGAATCTCCGAACCCTTCAAACGGTTCATTGAAAACAATGTCGTAAAAATCGGTTGTACACGACTTGATCTCGTTCATTAATTGACTCCGTACCCACTCAACCGCTAACGGTTCGTTGTCGTGCCCCCAATCAAAAGCCTTTGCACTTCCGTTTTCTCGCATCATCCCGGTCCTACGCTCGTATCGTACTAAATACATCGCATCCAACGCGGCTTTACCGAACGGACATCCTTTGCCCGCTTTCATCAAATCGGGAAGCGTAGAGGCTGTTATTTTGCCACGTCTCTTTTCTTTCCATTCAAATTCCTTTTGTTCACTTGATTTCATGTGCTACTAATTCTTTGATTTGTTCTTTTGTTAGTTTGTATTTCATTTGGACTTGCGCAACTGTATAGCCGCCCGCCAATGCGTCTAGAATGTTTTTCCAGATCACCGATCCAGTTTCAACCGCAGATAGTGAAGTTTCAACTTTCGGGATGAATGGACGAATACGGAGCGAATCAACCTTTTCGCCGAAAGCGTCCACCATTACCGCGCCAATCTGAATTTGCTTGTTTATCCATTCCTCGAAATTCGGTGTTTTGAAAATCTTCGTCATAGTTTTGCAGTTCGTCCGGTTGAGGATCATAGGTTTTACATTCTCGAAGAAGTAAGCGACGAAGCATTCTTCTTTCTTTCCAGACGCACCGACTACCTGTTCTCTTTTCGTTTCGCGGATGGTGAGAATTATATCTTTACCGTCCGGTAGGCTGTAAGCGCCTAAATAGTCATAATTAAATTGAGTTTTCCAATGTGTCATAATTTATCTATTTTTTATTGACTGTTTTCATTTTTAGCAAAGAGAGAATGACGGCTTCCTCATTTTGAGTTAAATTTGCAACAAGCAATTTTAGTACCTGATATTCTGATTTAAATCCGTATTTTACGACTATATTTAAAAGCCTTTCGCGAGTCTCATCGTCTAGTCTAGTTCTAATCATTTTATTTTTAGTTGCCATGTTCTTATTATTTAAAAGTTATCGTTTCCACCTTGATAAAGCGACTCATAACAGCGAGCGCAAACAGTGATTATCTTTGTACCGCGTCTGCCGCGTTCATACGTTTCGACTTCTATTTCGATCTCTTCGCCCGGTTCGATTTCCTCGCCGCAATCTTCGCAAGTTAGAGTATCAGCAGGACACGCGCCTAGCACCGTACACATTCGACAATTACCGATACATTGATGATTCGCCGCCATGTCTTTTTACGTTTATATAGTTACAGACTAGCACATAGATAATCGTTAGAAACACGATCAGAAGTGCGATGATAAGTTTGCCCGGTTTCGGTTCGCCTTCTGCGAGGCTGCACGCTAGGAGCATTAAGATGATAGCGATAGGACTTTGTTTGAGTGTTAGCATGATGTTTTGTTTTAGTGTGTTATACTACTTTATTACTTTGTATGAATCTATCTATACTTGATATATCATACCAGATCATCTTCCCGAATTGGGAGAAAGAAACGAGTGCATTCTCTCGGAGTGTTCTTAAAAAGTCATCCGAGCAACCTATGTAGGATTTTGCCTCGTCTTTGCTGAGCCATTTCTTTGCGATTGGTTCAACTTTTCCGATTGCTTTAGTTCTTCCCATTGTTTGTTATTCTTTGCGTTCAACATAAATGTTATCTCCGTCGATCCAAGTTCTAAAAATCTTATCTTCATCGGTTTTTAAATCGGATGCGGTTGTTCTAACTGATTTCCTTCGATTACGCGGGAAATAGATTCTTTGCCCTACTTCCATCGCTTGCAATGTTGGTTTAATTGGTGTTGTGTTCATTCTTGTTGTTTTCATAATTCCTTTGTTTTATTTGTTAGTTCTTTATTGATTGATTAACTTTGATGCGACAAAGATAAGTCCATTATTGGACTATGCAAAACAAATAGTCCAATAATTAACCGAAATAGTCCATATTTAGACTATTTCCAAATAATAACCAATAATGGAAACACTTGAAAAACTAAGATTTCTAATTGATAAAGAAATAGTTAGCAGATACGAATTGGCTAAAGATTTAGGAATGAGCAAATCGACATTAACTAATTACTATGAAGGGATAACAACGCCAAGTAGTCTAAGATTGGACGTTATTGAAACTTATATCAACAAAAGATTTGGATCAAATTTAAATTGTTCAACCGAAAAACAACAAGATAGCCCTTTAGAAAACAATAACTATACCCTTCATTACGATGACCTAAAAGGCAAAGCCATTCCGCATATAGACGTAGTGACCGCTTCATGTGGTCTGCCCAATGGCTTTAACTCTGCAATAACAAAAGGAGACTGTGAGCGATATATTATCCCCGATATGCCCGGTTGTGATTTCACGATCCGCGCTGGAGGTCGTAGTATGATTAACAGAAACGTCCCAGAACGGAGCATTAATGATCGGGACATTGTAGGGTGCCGGATCGTTACAACTAGATCACACGTAAGATGGGGTGAGGTATACGCTTTAGCAACATACGACGGTATAATGATAAAAAAGGTCGAGGAATCAGAACAGGAAGGATATATAAGATGTGTTCCTTTCAATAAGGAGGAAGGTTTTAAACCTTATGATGTTCCGGTTAATGAAATACACGATTGGGCACTAGTCGTCGGTGTGGTAAGCGTGAAAACATGGATTTAGACTAATAACCAATAACAAAACAAAATGAAAAAGCTATTAACTATAACACTGCTATTGATTAGCTTCAATAGTTTCGGGCAAAAAGTCGTCGATGTCAAAGAACAGAAGGATTACCAATGGGGAGTAAGTGATGAATTTCATAGCGAACCGGGATTTACTGGAAGTTATTGGCATACCGCAATGCGAGTGATATGTGCAGAAGATTATACTTTCATGTTAAGTATATATAAGCCTGCATCAAATGGATATTATGCAATTCATGAGGATGAAAATTGTTATCTAAAATTAGACAATGATAGCATTATAACGCTGAAATTAAATACAGAGTATTCACCGTGGAATTACGAAATGGCAGGATACTACGTTAGTTCTGTCCATATGCCTAAAAGATATTTTACTCAAACGTTCTATAATATTCCAGATGCTAACCTGTTAACACAGCATAAAGTGATCAAAATAAGATGGATTATAGATAGTTCGCCATATGATATTGATTATTTGGAGAACAATTGGGTTGGCAAGTTTAATAAGAGACTAAGGAATGCTATCTTGCAATCTCAAAAAAATTATGAAAAGAAAGCAAAATTCACAGATAATAATTTATTAGACTTTTAGGAAAACAGTTAATAATAACGACCAAATAAAACATCATCAATCACTAATAACAAAACAAAATGAAAAAGCTATTAATACAATCGATCACGGCAATGTTTACTATATTATGCCTGCAAGCGTGCAGTAAGGAAGACAATTATTTATTGCAAGACATTCCATTTGACGAAACAACTAAAGACTCTAGTATAGATTTGGACGGAAAAACATATTCAACTTGGATCAAAGACGCTTCATATTGTATTGGCATATATAACACAGAAACAAAAGATAAAATCGTAGAATTTCCAACTGTAATAGAAGGAGGACTCAATCAAACCGCAAATCTATATTTCGGAGAAACTAAAAAATATACGATTCAAGGATGCTACATTCTAGATATAATAAAAAATGAGAAAGATGTATATATGTTGTTGGAATATTCCGAAGAGAAATATGGATTAGGTATTACGGAACTATTAATATTACATGATAATAAAATTACCAAACGAATAAAATACGCCAATACGATAGGCAGACCAAATAAGCTAATGCCTTGGTATGACAAAGAAATAGTGGCAACAGCGAATGAAAACTTATCGAGATATGCTAGTGATGATTTTTACATTTATAGCAGCGGACTAGATTTAATATATAAATCTGCAAAAACATGGAATTATGATTCCTTTCTCAATGCTCACCCAATCGACACTTATCGTTTTATTCAGGCAGATGGTAATTATATCATCTTAAAGGATATTAAAGAAGATTTTAATGAAGTATGGCGTTTTGTGCATGGAGACAAAGATGCCATCGTAAAACGGCTAGAAGTTGATGTTAATGAGGAAATCGTTGAAATTGTTCTAGAATTAGTTTATAAAGACGGTGCTAAAGAAACAAAGTCGTTTAAATTAAATATCGAAGATGGTTCTTTAATCGAATAACTAACCCCGCAACAACATGAAAAACCGGATTAAATCATACTGGAGTAACTGTTTGTCGATCGCTGCGATTATATGTAGCGTTACTGCACTGATTAGATGTGAACCTATTACATTTACCGACTCATGGCTATCATGGGCAATAGGTATATCAGTGACTCTAACCAGTATAGGAGTAGTAGTTATATTAGGATATCAGATATATAATTCTGTCACTTTGGATAAAAGAATGAAAGAAATGTTCGACGAAAGAACAAATAAAGTGAAAGAAGATTTGTCTATATCTGCTGCTAGAGCTTCCGCCGCCACTCTATACCAAGCTACTGGCATTGGCATAAAAGTGGATTATGCAACTAAGGACTTTTCGGGTATGATAAGGACATTAAAAACTATGTTGGAGTATGCAATAAACTTAAATGATGCGGAAACATTAAGTGATATTGCTAGGCTTATTGTTAATTCATGGGAACTTATTAATCGGGAAAAATCGCACGATAAACGAGTGGATAGTACTCTTTTAGGTATTGCACTAGAGGTTCTGCCTCGGCTTTCCGCTTCTGACGTTCAAGTTCCTCGGCTTTTTGAGATGATAAATCAGATACAATCCGATAAATCAAATACACCCCAGAGCCAAAAATAAATATAGCAAGTGGCGAGAAAATCAATAATATTACAATGCCAGAAATCCATTCCATAAGATAAATTTTAATTGTTAATAAATAGATCGGTATTATTTTTTTTTCAAATAAGATAAAGAAGCAGGAATAAAACTTTGCTCTCCGGTTCTGATATAATTATAGAGTCTATCTGATAATTCAAGCAAGGTCATGTCTTCCATATCGCGGAATCCCATAGTTTTAACCTGTTCTTTCTTGGCAAAAATTAATACAGCTTGCTCAACGCAAAATGTTCTTAGTTCTTCATCTGTCATAATAGTACTTTTTACTATTAGCCGGATAGATTAGAAACAGATAGCTTTAAATTCAAACGAATAAAGTTTGCTATTTTTGATTGATTGATTAACTTTGTAACGCAAAAAGTTCTTTGAAAGATTCGCATGCTATAAATGTATTCATAGATCATGGCATTTATTTTGATTTCTCAATGCAAATTTAATGCAAATGATTTTTAGATTATGGATAAAGGCTTGATAATCAGTGGGATTAAAATTAGGAAATTACGTCTCTCACGCATGTAATACGAGTTCGATTCTCGTACCCACTACTCTATTTTAGTTAGCCTCTTACATTGAAGTAAGAGGCTTTTTTTATTATGTTCATATCTCAAGAAATGGAATATAACGTAAAAGAATTGAAAAAGGTATTGATTGAACAATGCAAAGAAGAAGGTATTTATTACGCATTGATAG